GGGCTCCCGTGACGGGAGTCTGGCCACGCTAGATCTTAGCGAGGCCTCTGACCGTGTCTCGTATCCGCATGTAGTTAACCTATTACGTAACCACCCTCATTTGTTCAGAGCGGTTGACGCGTGTAGGTCGACGAAGGCGGATGTACCTGGGTATGGCGTTATTACGCTATCCAAGTACGCGTCTATGGGTTCGGCGCTGACGTTTCCTCTTGAGGCAATGGTCTTCTTGACCATAGTCCTCGAGGGGATAGCGAAAGCGTCCAATGCCCAGCTGACCCCTAGGCTTATTAAAGGCCTGGTTGGTCGAGTGCGAGTCTATGGGGATGATATAATCGTCCCCACGGAATTTGTGTCACAGGTTATCGGATCACTGGAAGCCCACGGGCTAAAAGTGAATAAGCACAAGTCTTTCTGGACTGGGAAGTTCAGGGAGTCTTGTGGCAAGGAATACTATGACGGAGTGGACGTAAGTATAGTCCGAGTCCGAAACAGGTTTCCTTCTAACCTGCAGCACGGTGAGGAGATTCTCAGCGCGATTTCCCTTCGGAACCAGCTTTACTTCGCTGGTCTGTGGGGGTCTGCGCGTTGGATGGATGAGCTACTGAAAGGCATCAATATACCAATGCCTGTAGTTCTGTCCACCTCTCCGATTCAAGGTAGGGAGTCATTCCTTGGCTACGATAACACACCCGTAGCCGGAAGAATGCACGCTGACTACCAACACCTCCTTGTCAGGGGTGTTGTGGAGTCAAGCACCAAGCCCGTTTCTGAGCTCAATGGTGCACCCGCCTTGTTGAAGGTGCTGACTTTGAAGCAAACCAATCCAATGAAGGAGGTCGAACATGATACCTCCTTCGGAGGAATCGTGGCTCGAAGCAGAACCTATCTGGGACATGGACTCGGAAGAGGCCATGGTTTGGCTCGAGACAATGAAGCCCATCCTCTACTTGGATGGATACTCCGTGCTCGGGACACTAGCCCGCGAAACCAGCTTGCTGGTGAAGTCGGACTACCCGGAAGGGCAATGGTTCAACGCCTACGAGTCGCTTCTGGTCGGGAGAGATTGTGCGGTAAGCCCCGTGAGATCTCTATTTCGGGTCTGTTTTGGATCCGAGAAGAGTTTCACGCTGGTAAACCACTACAACCAATCCCAGCCGAAGCCCCAGGAAACCTGGGAGTAGGGTCGTTGGATACGACCATACTCGACATGCTTCACGGCAAATCGCCAACTGTCGATGTCGAGCATCTACACCGAGCTGGACGACCGCGTAGGGTCAGCATCAAACTACGCTGGCATACCCCCTGGTAAGGAGGATGCCTAAGGAGACACGTCGGGATGACGTGCCTGGCGGTTCGCGCAAGCGCCGCCCTGGGAGCTAAGTGTAGCTC